AAACTCTTTCTGAACTAATGACTTCTCGAAATTGTCTACTCTATCCGATAGAAGAGTGATATATACATATGACGCAATTGAACCTAAAGTGGCAGACACACCTTGATCAGCACCCTGTGTAATGAAATAAGATGTACTCAAAACAGTTCCGTATCCAACAGTACTATTTTTTAGACTTTTTTTTAGCTTTTTATATTCAGATACGTTTGCTACAATTGGTTTACTAAAGGCGTAAGTGATCGACATATTTTAGAATAAATAAGTTTAAAATCTTTATCTAAATTAATAATAATGCCGTGTCAACGCTGTCGGAAGAAGTGTGGTGTCCCCATTGAATGTAATTACTGTACCGGTAGTTTCTGCCCCGGGTGTATCCAGTTAGCGAAACACGATTGTCAAGGTGCGGATGTCAAGAAAATGAGACAGCGTAAAGAACTTGAAGAAAAGAATGCATTCGAACGACCTACCAAGTGCTTAAAGATTTAATGTATATACTAATCAGCGTGGGGGGTGGTTATTTTGCTGAGATGTCCGAGTGGTCTAAGGAGGACGACTTAAGATCGTCTGTGCTATGCACGCGCGGGTTCAAACCCCGCTCTCAGCATATCGCATTCATAGCTCAGTGGTAGAGCGCAAGCTTAGTAAGCTTGAGGTCAGGGGTTCGAAACCCTTTGAGTGCAAAATGTAAAAAAAAAAGAATATTGTCTAATCACAATATGAATAAGGATCGTTCCATTGTTATTCATGATGTGGCATCATTAATGTTTCTAGCGCCATTCTCTATGTTATGTATAGCTGAGACACTATTTGGATACATGGTATATCCAATGTTTTTGACGCATGCTCTCACTACCTATATGTCATATGACCTCATGTGGATATTTCTACAGCCTGGAATTGTACATACATTTAGAAAGATAATCATACTCCATCATTTAGTATGTCTTCTAGCTCTTCTTAGACCCCTTATGTATCCCGAAGAGGCTTTTATTGTAGGTATTGTGGGTTTAGTTGAAATTGATACATCTCTACTCACTATTAGAAGACTTACACCTAAAACGAGTTTCATATATCCCACAATAAATGATATATATCATGCGTCAAATATATTGATTCGGGTAGGATATGAGTCGTGTATGACCGTACTTTTATCATATTTGTATGCAGATCAAAGTATATACGTAAAAATTCACATTCTTGGATGTCAGTATTTTATAAATATTTTCAGTTGTGGTATTTGTGCATTGACTTATTCGAAACAAAATCCAGCATTAAAGATTAAAATATAAGGTACTACTATAATGACCGACAAGACTAAAACTAAGCGCAAACCCAATGCATACATGAACTTCGTGAAGAAGATGCGACCCAATATCGTAAAAGATTTCCCCGACCTAAAATTTACGGAAATTGGATCTAAACTCGGAGAAATGTGGCGTGCTCTAACGGATGACGAAAAGAAGAAGTATGCCAAGTAATACTTATAGATTATAGATATAGTATAAGTATGGCGTTTACACCGTTGTCAATAGCCGCCCAATTCGGTCATTTACAAGAGGTCATGGCGTTGATCGAGGCAGGTTATGACATCAATGTAAGTAATCACAATGGTTCGACACCGCTACACCTGTCCGCCCAAAACGGTCACGATGGGGTAGTGAAAGCCTTAATCGCAGCGAATGTGGAGATTAACAAGACTGATAATATTGGGTGGACACCGTTGTTAGTAGCCATTGAACACGGTCACGAGACAACGGTGAGGATACTGATCGAGGCCGGTGCTGATATCAATAAGGCATCGCATAGCGGGTGGACAGCGATGTTACTAGCCAAAAATAAGGGTGGAGATTTGAACTTAAGGATTAGAGAACTAACATAAATAGATGTCCCTAGGGATCAAGAGGCTCTGTAACGATGCTACTTTGCCTACTCGTGGCTCTTATCGTTCTGTGGGATATGATTTATATAGCTCCGAGGATACCATTGTACCGTGCCAGGCTGGCCGAGCTCTCGTAGGGACTGGTATCGCTGTAGTACTTCCATCGGGTGTATATGGGCGTGTAGCACCTCGATCAGGACTTGGTGTAAAGCATTGTATCGACGTTGGTGCGGGTGTGATTGATCCAGATTATACCGGTGAGATCAAGGTCGTACTATTTAATCATGGGGAGAAAGACTTTGAAATCAAGAAGGGTGATCGTATCGCGCAACTTGTTTTGGAGCGTTGTGAAACACCCCCGATTGAAGAGATTACTATTGTCGAAGACACTGAAAGGGGTGATGGTGGATTTGGCTCTACTGGTCAATAATATGGTTTTGACAGACGCATAAGTCTTCGGGTCTGGGTAGAAATATAATTCCTTGACTTAATGTCAAATATAATTTAGCCTTTGTCACATTAGGGTATGTATATAATAACCATCTTTCCCAAAAATCTGCCCGGAAGTAATCTTCCCAATCTTCTTTTGAACTTTCTTTGATTTGTAACATTCCTCTATGTATCTCATACTGATCTCTTTCTATTCGCAGCTCCTTAGGAATGATAGCACCTTTCTTAAGCAGTTGTGCGCGCATGATTCGAGAATTACCATGTTCTGCGTAATGTTGAACACCTTTTTCACCGAAATCAATAGATCTCTTATTTGGGAGGGTTACTCTGAGTTTATGAGTGAATGTTGGACTAGGTTGTATTATGACGTGCATTTATGTTTTATATCAATAATAATTTTATACTTTTATAACACATGTATATCTTTACAATTATATTACTTACGTTTATATTGTACTACATCATAGATACTTATATATATGACATTACTATACATTTTCAGACTAAGCGGACTCATAGTACAGGATACCCAATTACTCAAATACAAGACGAATTTTATGTACCCGAACGTTGTAAAGAGTTGTCAAAATATATATCAAAACATAAGTTCGTTGGTAGATCTACATTAAATGGATTTGGAAAAACAAAGGGATTTGTAGTGACGTTTTCTTCACAGCACGAAAAAAGGTTTTTAGACACCTTCAAACCTATACACGAAGTGTTCAAACAAATACAAGAACCTGGTACAAACGCTTATATATTCAATCCCGTGATTATAGAACATTCGTCGAAAGAAACAGAACGATCTATACCTTATCATTACGATATGTCGTTAAGTGATCAGGCCAAGACAGCATTCGGGCGAGATTATCTACCTATATGTGTCACTGTTATCTATATACATTTACCAGAATCATACAAAGGTGGTAATTTATGTCTCTCTGGATACGGTAGTATAGATGCGAGTGATGTTAAAAAGTATAAACCTAAATTGGGTAGAAAACTCACGTTTCGTGGAGATCTTTTACATCACGTAGAACCTATATATTGTAAAGGTGGTAAAGGTAAACGTATTAGTTTAGTATTCGAGCAATATAGACTACCCGAATCAAAAGTAGCAGCTATCAAATTTGATATTTCTAAAAATGGTACATAAGAATAAGGGTATATACTTGAATATGATTGAATACACCTCCCAAGATGGTACGATTATACGAGTTGGTCAAAATGCCAAAGAAAATGACAACCTCACTATGATGAGTAGTCCCAATTATTGGTGGATGCATGTAGCTGGGTACTCTGGGGCGCATGTAATTATATGTCACGTAGGTGATATTTCACGTGAAACGAAACGGGATGCAATGGCTGTCACTGTACATCACAGTAACGCACCAGACGTGAAAATGTCATGTATCGATATGGTCAGAGTTGAACAGACGATATGGACGAGGCAAGCTGGACAGGTTAAATTGAAAGGTGAGGTGATTGAATTACATATTTTTATGCGGAGAGAGCGTGAACGGTTACAAAGAATCTTAAAAACAAAACGAATACTATAAAGCCTAACATAATTTCTTCTGTAAGTTTATTTTACGAGCCTCTTCCCATCGACCAGATTGTTGAATCAACAAAATTGTATTCGGTTGCATTGTCCAAAGAGATTTACCATCTCGTAAATTCTTAAATGCGTTTTCCACCGTCTTATTTGAAATATTTACACGGCGTACCTTATACTTCCTTGTCTCATCTTCAGCCTCTTTGACACGTTTTTCAGCATTCAGAAGCTTGGTTTCCAAATCAATTATAATCACTTTTTGTCTTCTACTCTTTGGATCATCTGATAATGTGGAAACTTGATTCTCGAGTGCTAAAATAATACATTTCTGTTTCTTGATCTTCTCATCACGCTTTTGAATTTTCTTCTTGACGACCTTGTCAATTTCGGGACCAAGATCTATTACGAACTTGGACGTTTTACGGGGTCGTGAGGAAGATTTAACCATTTTGATACTTTTCAAAAAAGTATATATTGACTTAGTTACCGAAAGCTACCCCCCCCATACCATTTTTGATACGAAGAATGTTATAGTTGACAGCATACGCTCTAACCATATTTCCGACACGGGTGCCACCATTGAGAGACAATTTAGCACTGTCTATACGGGAGAAGTTAAGAGTCCCAGTTGGTTGCGACTTGTTCATTGTTATACAGAAAGGCCATGTGAACGTAGATACAGTACTTAAGGCATCTTGTGGGAGGACGGTACAGTGCATCTCGGGTACGACGTTATGGTGGTACGTCGCAGACATGTTCTCGAATAGAGGTGTACCATTGATGTACATTGTCGCATCGTCGAATGTCCAATTCGTTGACCATTGATTGTTATCGGCCTCCGAGGAAACAACGTGTACAGCTTTAACTGGGTGGTTAAAGTAAGTGAGATCAACTTCGGTATCATTAGCATTCATAAGTTGATGCTGTGTCTGAGTGAACAAGATTTCATGTTCAGATTCAGAAAAGAAATTGCGCTCGACTGTATCGAGATAGACGTAGGTACCGAACACCTTTACGCTATTAGGCGCGAACGTACCACCCCGACATTTCACACGGATT